ACGGCTACAAGGTTATCCTATCATCGGGAACACTACAGGATCTTAAGACATTAGTCATGACAGCCTCAGAGCTTAAAGCAAACGCGCAGTTTGTCAATCTGATAAATGGTCTTATACGAGCACGCTCACCGTGGAGCCTCGATACTCTTTCAACAATCTTCCCGACGGCCTACGGTGGAGTTGCACCGCACAGGCATGATCAGATCAATTCATCTGCCTTCTCGGTTCTCGGCTCGAAGACTACGCCGACCCATATTAACTTCTGTAGTGACAATGCTGGCGAGTTGTCAGGAGGAGAGCTAGATTATCCCGTTGTGTTCCAGGAGTTCTACCTCTTTATGACGCAATTGTACTCGTGTCTTTCTGTGTCCGGAGCAATTGTGACACCTCTAGCATTTGGACTAATAGTCCCAACCCCACTTGTCGGGATTGATGACGAGCCAGTTAAGCTCGAAACAAGAAGCGGGCCGATTAAATGGAAGTCATTATCTGGGAATAGTCTATGTTATGTCAACCGTATTGGTTTTTCCGAAATTCCGCACGAACCTCCACCACAACTGATTCCACATTATCTACCTAGTGAAGTGCCTGCTGTTACATCGATCTTCAATTTGCTCTTGAGTTCAACACCTATCAATCAGATTGTCTCCACGAGTCCGAGCAGCATTGTGCTCCCTATTGAGCTTATCGACTTGAAGGAGTTCAACCATTGCCCCTTATCAGATCTTATGACTGCAGTAGCCTGGTACGCATTAACAGTAGCGCTGTATCGCGTCGTACGTGCGAATCCTAAGGACGCACATGTATTCCTCGTAGATGCTCTCCACGCCGTTTCACGATTTGTTTCGGGTAAGATTTCGCGTCTCCTTGTGCACTTATCGAATGCGTCGTCAAAGTTCTGTACAACCAATGCTATAGTTCTCAACCCGGGGAAATTTGGAGCCATAAATGCTGCTCTCAATTGCGCAGGCCTCCTTGTCAACCGGGCAATCGACGCAATGAGGGCTCACGAACTTATTCATGACAGGCGTTATAAGTGTCTCCTATTTAAGGATACGTCAGCGCGGTATAATGCTATAACTCTTATGTGCGGCATAGCCATCACAGCCTCGAGTACGTTTGATTATTCGAAGCTCCTCGTGACATCGTATCAAAGGAAAATTATTGAAATTGGGTTCCTCCACGCCGAGTCTGTTCGTCCGAATGTGTCAGGACCAAG